GGCCTTAACAGGTAAACTTGCAGAAAAAAAACTTGATACACCTGCCAAAAGTTTAATAGCTTGGATATCAAAAGAAATGTGTATAAGATTTGTGGATGAATATAGTAAATATAAAAAACCTCTATTAGATTCTTTAACAAAGTATAAGTCTAGCTTTTCAGAGATAGAAAGTATGTCTGAAGATACATCTTTAGTATTTAAATCTGTGAACGGTTATACAATTAAGAATTTACATGATTTTATAGGGGAGATGTTTGTTCAATCATACGGAAGCAAAGATATAGCTGTAGGCACAATTAATGCTATGAGAGATAGTGTAGAGGATTTGTTTGAGCTTGCCGAAGAATGGGAAAAAAAGATTCATACTAATACCAAATATTTATTATCATGTTTAGATCCAACCTTATCAGAAGAGTTTATGCTCAAGAATGTGATTTTGGATGAAGGAAAAATGCATTACTCGTCCAAGCATTTCAAAGCTCTAGCATATGCATATTTTTCGGATCTACATAAAAAAAATAATATAAAGTTTACAATAAATACATTCAATTTAAAGCAGAGTGTATTTTCTCTATCTACTATGAAGACTTGCCAAGGATATAAAACGACTACCCTAGAAGATTCAGGAAAAACAAGATTTGAAGCATGTTTTGATGCTGAGTTGAAAGGAAAAGGAAAAATAATAGATTTAGTGGAGGATTATTTAGAAGAAGAATATCGTCCTGTTGTAGCTCTTAGAATGAAACCGGAAGCAAAAGGTGGAAGACATTTCGGAAAATTAGATTTAGTTTCGTTGGCTAGTTTAGGTTTTGTAGAGAAAGTAGCTATGTCTGTTATGGCGACTTCAGACAGCGAGTGGATTACTGTACGACATGAAGATAGAATCTCAAAAATGGAAAAATCTACTAGAAAACTATATGCAGAAGGAAAGAGAAAAAAGATGGGACAAATAGCTTATTTCAACTTTGATGCTTCCTCATGGGGTCCTTCAGTACTTATAAATAATATGATAGATATATTTAAAATATTTAGGAAAGTAGGATTTATAGATAAAAGAACATATAGATTAGTTAGAATAATTCTTATGAAGTGGTCACAGAAAATCTATATAATGCCAAAACATATGGTTCAGCATTTAAGACATACAACAGACAAACTGTGGGATGTAGTTTTAGATGCAGTTTGGAGCATGGTTATGGGACAATTAAATGTTTCTTCCTCTGCAGGTAATGTAGTGATGTTTAAGTCAGCCGAACTACTTACTAAGTATGAATTATATAAATTAGGGAAAATAGATAGCATTTGGCAAACTTTTCCAGAATTAACTGTAGACTCTATGTCTCATTCTGATGACGGTAATGCAGGGATTTTGGCTTCAATGGATGTTTTAATTCAAAAGTTTATGTTTTGGTTTATGGTTTCAGCTCCTATTTGCAACATCATACCTAACTTCTTGAAAAGCAACCTACATCAGTTAATAAGAGAATTTATAACTCAGTTTATATTTAAGGGTAGTGCTTATTTTCCTGTAGAAAAATTACTAAGACTGGCTATAAATTCTTGGCCTACCACGTCTTACTCAGAAGATTATTATTCTATGATGAGTAGAGTTAGAGAAGCCTATCGAAAAGGAGTGCCTGAGAGCGTAGCTTATTTTTATCTTAGAGTCGGTAATCAAGTAGTTTGTAATGTATATAGAAATGGTAAAGGAATGAGAAATGATCCTGAAAGACATTTAGGTGTAGATAGTAGATTACTATCAATAAGAGATTTTGGCTTAATGGATGTTTTGCCCACGTTTATGTTGCTAGACATGAGGTTTCATGACACTTTAGTATCAGAGCTACCTCACAATAAAATACTAAATATGAGATTTGCAGGAGAAAGACCTACTTATATTACTAATCAAAAATGGAATTTATTTGAAAAATATAATGTAGAATTTTCAGATACTCCAAGGTTTAGATATGATATGTCAAAAAAGATAAAAAAGAGATGGAGCCAAATAAAACAGAACTATTTTACACAATATGCAAGTAGATTTACCGAAGATAGCATTCATGAGTTTGAGAAACTTCATCCATTCATTTCAATAAAAAGAAGTCTAAATAATGAGGAATTTATGTTGGTAAGACAGTTATTACAACTAGGAAGCAACGATTTTCTCAAAAGTTTGTATGAGATAAATCCAGCTGAGAGAATAAGGAGAACTAACATGTTTAGTAGTGCTGATGTTATAGAAATTCAGATAGAAGGGATAGATTTCAAAATGTCGATACAGACGTATCTTAAATATGCTCGTCAATGGATTGATAAATACAGAGGACCTATAATATCTTACATGAATTCCTATTCAGTCAATCTGTTTAAAGAGATTATAATTAGTTATTATGTCAATCCTACTTTTAACTATCACCCTTTGCGATCGACAGTATCTTATGTTAATACCTCGTTACCGGAAGATAAATTATACAACGACCCTCCTTCTATAATAGCATATATGTTTGATGAAGAACTTAGAACTCAAGAATATGATAGTACTGGCTTCAGAATAACCAACATGATTCAGTTTGAAAGAGATAAAAAATTAACTAAATTTGTTCTACATACTATGGGACTTAACATAAAGGATTTAAAAAATCGACCAGATTTAGTAAAAAAAGTTTCAGCAAAGTTGATGTCATATAACAAACCTCCTTTGGTGATGATATCTCAAATACATCAACCTTTAGACGTAGTAGATTTCGTAAAAAAATCTATGAGGTATTCGATAATGAATAACATATCTATTGTTGAACCTTATAAGGGAGAAGTGACGAAAATTGTAGGAAAACACTCCACAATGATAAGTATATCTGATAAAGAACAGATGCGAGAAAAAATAAAAATAGTAGATACAGTATGTCAAATAGGGTATTGGGTATTTCACGATTTGAGTACTATCACGCTAGTAAAGGGATATGATGGAGATAGGCTATCATATTTCGACTCTCATTTAATATCAACACTAGAGGATAGTCAATCAGATGCTGTCATATTATTGAAAAACAAACTTAAAGAAGTCTTTTCTGAAACTTCCTACGATGGAAAGCCGTTAATACAATACCTAAGATTTTGGGATGTAGATTTCTTAAAAAAATGGAATATTTCGGACTCATCTTCAGAGATGATAGGAGCTTTACATCTTGTAATGTTTTCTAGTAGCGAACTTCTTATAAAGTTAAATAAAAGAAAACCTAGAGTAATGGGTAAATATACATCAGAAACAAGTAAAGATCAATACGGAAAGTATGAATTTGGATCATCTCATGAAGGTATAGTTCCCTTTGGAGGCAACACTTATAGATATATAGCAACAGATATAAATGGACAGTTGTCTATTACGATGAGTTCAGATTACAATACTGAAATAATAATAAAAGTCTATTTAGATGCGTTGAAAAAATTAAATGTTATATCTGATTACAAATATGCTAATTTTAAAGGGTTAGTAAATATAACATCCCCTTTAGATGGTAAAGGAATAATAAGGGAAGAAAAGATAAGAGCAAGGAAAGAATATAAGCTAGTTGTTAACTCTTCTGCTTTTTTCGAAAAGAAATTCTGCAGAAAAGGAGAAATTGTTACAAGTTTATTAGGACTTCATCTAGTTAAAGACCCGGAGATGCATATGATACAAAAAATAACAAAATTTCATTATAGTAAACTACAAATCACCGACGAAGAAGGAAGAAAATGGTGCCGTCTTAGAGATATATATCCAGGATACTCTTCGAACGAGCTTATAATTAATCCTAAGGTTACTTTAGGAAACTTTAATCTTTTAGATTTGTTACATAGTAGATATAATTACGGTAGAATTAAAGATATAGACCTATGTGAATTTACACAATCCTTATACTTTGATAGTTATGACAAAATGGGTTTAGAATCCGTAAAACTAGAAGATCTTAATGTGAACGAGCTGTTTAATTGGAGACAAGTAGTATCAGAATACGAAGATGTATTTTTGGAAAAAGTAGACTACACTCCTTTAGAAGATAAGGTCAAATTGTTAAACATATTGGATGTTAAACATGACATTACAGAAGTAAATCACATAGCTTATAAGACAACCATATCTACAATAGGGAAACAAGCTAATATGATCTGTTATATATATAATACTATATTTCGGAAGTCTCAACGATTTAGTGCTAGGCATTTCATTCAACATTTGTACATAATTTACAGTAAATTTAAAAAAGAAAATCCTCTTTATTTAATGTTTTATAAGTATGTAGTCTTAGAAATCTACTTTGCTATGCTTATAAAGAATAAAAGTGATTTGACAAAAGGACAAATAACTTTTTTCAAAAATGTTAGAACTGGTGATTTTGAAGAATTTGAAAGAACATTTATATTAGGATTCAAGACAGAACTCAATTTATCCAGAGATTTCTTAACAGAGTCTGAAGCATTACTTTTAGTAGGACCAAGTGAACAGTCAAATGATTTATTCGAACTATAATCACTATTTAAGAGTCTTTGTAAAG